TTTCAAACAATACAAAAAACAAAATTTAGAACCATTTGAATCAATCTTTTTGCGTCTAGGAGTTTTGGTATTGCAAAATGCAACCAATTATCTAGCAGCAAATCCAGACCAAACGGTTCAAGAAATAAAAACAGAATTAGCTCAACTTATCAAAGATTTGCAAGCCAAAGGCGATGCTGCTACAATACAAAAATTAGAACATGAACTAAAACGCATACAAAAATTAGGCGGGTTTGATGCAATTGTACCAACTGAAGGCGTTGTATTTACATTTCAAGGCAATACATATAAAATGACAGGAGCATTTGCACCAGTTAATCAACTACTAGGAGTATTGAAATATACTCGGTAACATATTTATTATAAAGATACAAAATGGAAAAACACAAAAGCAAATACAAAAAACCAGAAAACAGCAAACCAACATCACGTAAGGATCTTAAAGATTATACAATGGATGATAAAAGCAATGGATTGAATCCGTTTACAACTGGAGATAAGCATCTAGGCGTTTTACGTAAAACAGACAAAGAAATGCAAGATGACGGTAAAATGTATCCAACATATAATGCAGATGACCGATTATACAAAGATTTAGAAGATGCAGACTATGATCCAAAAACTGCTGCAAAACGTCTTAAAAAACGACAAGACGATGAAGAAAAAAATACGTCAGCTGTACTTAAAGACAAAATAGAAAATTTAACTAGAGAAAGTAAAGAATTACTAGTTAGAGAATATATACGTAGAAAAATGTCAAAACTATTAGCAGAACAAGATGCAGCAGCTCCAGAAGAAGAACCCGAAGCACCAGCTCCTGCACCTGAAACACCTGCAGCCGAAGCTCCGCCTGCACCTGAAGCACCGGCACCGACAGAAGCTCCTGAAGCACCCACAACAGAGCCGGCAGCACCAGCTGAAGCACCTGCAGCCGAAGCACCTGCAGAAGACAAAAAATTAGATCCTGAAGCAATTGATGTATTAGCAATAACTAGATTCTCAAAACATATGTCAGAACAAACAGGAAATATTGCTAGAATCAAAACATTAGCAAAAGTTTTAAACTCAACATTTAAAGAAGCTGAACCAGAAGATAAAAATAATTTTTATAAAATGCTAAAAACATTTTCTTTGAAGAAACTAGCAGAACTAGATACAGCTGATAAATCTAAACCCGAACAATAACAAATGTCTAAAAAGTTACATAATATTAAAGCTGTCCAACAAATGTTAGATGGCGAACACAAGTTTCAATCCAAAAAAATAATAGGATTCAAAGATAAACAAATTGTAGATCAACAAACAAAACATCGCGATGTTGGTGATATTTGGGAAGAAACAGCCACATCTGGTACTATACATGTTGTTGAACAAAAAGATGGATATCGAGTACGTAAAACAAAAAAAACTAATTTAATCAATAATTTACGTAACGAATTAAAACAATTTCCTAATTGTAGAAAAGAAACTTGCACATGTGCTGGAGTTCATCCATTAGATAAAAAAATGCAAACTATACATAAAATGTGTTTTGATTGTGTAATAGAAATGGAACACGAATTAAGAACAGCAGGCACGTATGATGAATATGAACATAAAAAAATTCATGAAAATGCCATGGCATGGTTAGCAACAGCAGAACAAGATGTTGCATTATTAAAAGATACATATACACAAGCATCTAAATTTGTAACAAGTGGAACCGGAGAAATTGAACATTGGTCAGCAAAAATGACATCAGAAGAATTTAACGAAACCATACAAAAACAATTTGATATATTCAAAGAAAATTTTTTAAATAAACTAAACGGAAAACAAAATGAAAACAATTAAATTATATTGGCACTGGATCGTAGCCGCAATTATTGGACTTGTTGGGATACTAACAATAACACAAACTCAACGTACTAATCGAAAATTAAAAAAAACTGCAAAGAAAATTGGTGACAATAAACAGCAATTTGATGAATTGCAAGGTAAAACAATAATATTAGATGAACAATCTGATTTACTAGTTACTGCAATTGATGAACAAAAAACAAAAATTGATCAATTAGAATCAGAACCAATCAAAGTAGAATCAACAACAGCAAAAAATGCTAAACAAAATATTTTAAATAAAATTCGTAAAAA